CCTGCAATAGTTATAGCACCACACATACAGCAGACATCAACATTTCCTGGCTCAAAAATTTCAGGAGTTTTTACCCCGACAAGGCGCATCATAATGTTGCCTTCTTCGTTAACGCTCTGTGGTTCCCAGTTAGCGTTGTCTTGAAGCCAGCATATTTCGCACACAGCCATAGGACTTAGTACAGGCTCTGCTGCCATTTCAAACCTCTCTTTCTAGAGGTATGGTTTACAGCATAATTCTATCTCTATTTTGCATCCTATAGAGAGATATTGATGTGCCTAGCCCGTCTTATCTGGACTCTTTCTCTAGGGGTAAGACCTCCCCATATTCCAAATGCTTCGTGCATAATTCCCCATTCAGCACACTCTGTCTTATAAACACAAGAGGAGCAAAGTTTTCTTGCTTCTTTGTGGTCATAAGAAGATGTTTCTGGGTCTTCATCTATATCTTGTATATAAAAAACGTCAAGTCCAACTTCTGCACAGGTTGGATTTTCAAATTCCCAAGGTTTGCGGGACACGGGAAACCTTTCTTAAAAGTTAGTTGTTGGATTTTTTATTATGTTCTAGCGAGCCCACCTCATACCCGCATCCTGCATATCCCGCAATATCAATCCATGTGTCAGGCTGATAGCCAGATTTAGAGGCATAGCGTGCCACCTTAAGCCCAACCATCATCATTGCCACATCTTCATTACTAATTGGCACACCTAAAATCACTGACCAAATCTGAGCAGTTCTTTCAAAGTTATCTTCAGGAGAGCCATATTGTTTGTTTCTATCACCAGAAATAATTTTTGCTGCTTCTCTTAACGCTTCGACACGAAGAGGGTTTTGCTGAGTTGTCTCATTATCTGTATTCATCTTTAATCCTCGCTATGACTTGGGCAGTGTATGTCTTGTTGTCTGTGCCATCTTCTACAATAATCTCGTAGGTTAGATTATGAGACGTTGTTGGGCCAGTGTATGCATTAATTTTTTCCTCAGCAATACTGACAATCTCGTTGTGGTTCTTAGCGTTTACAGAAAACTTATATGTAGTTGTTGGCATTTTTATACCAACTTTTCCAAGTTTTCTGGTTTGAAGTGAATTCCATCTAACACTGGAGTCTTGCCATCATCTGTCTTAACAATAACATCTCCATAACGAACGCCGACAACTCGTCCTCTACGTCCGTTGTATGCCTTACCTTGTTCTCCGTCAAAAGCATTGCTACGGACTCGAACAGTGTCTGCTACTTTAATATATCCAGCCTGAGCAACAATCCATTTTTCATTAGGATTATCTTCCACTATTGAGTGACCCAAAGCCAACTTACTAAAGATGTTAATAATGTCTTTAGCATTTTTATCTGTTGGTTGTTTTAATTGTTCCCAAGTAGCAAGAAGTTTTAAAACCGAATCTCCAACAACTTTTTTTGTTTTATTCTCGGTGAGTTGACTTCTCACCCAATCATTGTCTACTTCAGCCATGTTCGTCTCCTATATCTGCTTAGTTAGTAGCGTAGTCTTTTTCAAACAATGTTTCAACCACAGAATTTTTAAATGTTTCCCAGGTTGGAATATTATTTTTATATGATTCTTTTTGAGTATTAGCGTGAACTAATCGTTCTTCTCTAGACATCTCTTCAATACCAAAAGGAAGAACTCCCCACTCTGGTCCCATACCGACAGTAAGTCTCCAGTCAGTAACTACAGGAACACCAACAAACAAGGCTTGAGCAAGGCTTGGCAGCCACCACGAAGCACCATCACGATAGGTTGAGATAAGAGCACCAGTTGCATTATTTAGTTTTACTAGAATATCTTGATTAGTTTCAGTTCTACCATCACGATATTGCATAGTCCTATGGGTTAAATGCTTCTCTGTTTTCTTAAACCAATCTGTCTTAGGGTCGTCAATGCACCAATATCCGCCTTCAGCAAGCCCTCTAGAGCCTCTTTCAATGTTAAGAAGCGCTGAGTCTGGGACTAAAGCAAATACATTATTAGGGTCAACATTAGGAATATATTTGATAATAGATTCTGGCTTTGTCCAAGGATAGCCAGGAATTATAGTTTTAGGCCAAATCTCTGTGTAAAGTTTTGAAAGTCCAGCAAATACTTTTTCAAAGTTTGCTGGTTCAAGCGTGTCATTAAACTCTTTACGCTTAATATAAAAATCTTTTACAAGGTCTTTAGGGTTTTTATATACACCTCTAAGACCATTCCACACCTTGTGTGGCTCTGGTGCATCAACAAATAAAGATAAAGTTCCAAGTTCGTAGGCAATGTTTACTACGGATAATGCACCGTAAAGCCTATGAGAAGTTAGTCCCATTGGGGAAGACATACCTACAAGCACCGCATCAAATTGAGATAAGTAATCCTTATCCATCTTAATTGATGGGTCTGACCAAGTTACGTCACATCCAGATTGGGTTAAAGCAAGATAAACAATTCCAGCAAAAGAAGGAAGACTCTCGCTTGCAGTTTTAGAGGCTTGTGGAGATGTGCAGCCTGTCATAAAAACTTTCATTAATCCTCTTTCCTAATTGCCAAGAACCACCCAACGATAAACGTTGGGCGGTTCCTAGCATCTTTATTAGAACGGTGCTGCTGGAGCCTGTGTGGCTGCGGCAGGTGCTGGCGCTGGAGCAGGTGCTGGCGCTGGCGCTGGAGCAGGTGCAGGTGCTGCCATTGTTGGCGTTGCTGCTGGTGCCTGACCAGAAACTACTGGGTAGTAGTTCTTGATTTCGTTCTTCTTTGTGCCATTCCATGTGCGAGTTCCGACCTGTGCTCGGAAACGACGACCATTAATGGCTTGCTCAATCTGAGCATTTGACGGAGATTGCAAGAAGAAATCACGAGGGATTCCTAGTGCGTGCATCTTCTTAAAGAAGATACCCATTGCTGCATTGTTTTCAGGGGAAACCACTAAGTTATCCCAAACAAGGCGCTTATTGTGTGGCCCACCTTCGACCTGTGTTTTCACAGAGAACATAGTCTTTCCACTCTGTGTAACTTTTGCAGTTGCTTCAACTACAACGACGTCGTAATCGCCGTCTGGTAGCGGTTCATAACTGCTTGACTCACCAGCATCGCGGACCAAGTCCGCCCAATTTAGTGTACTCATGGCTTCCTATTCCTTAGTTGTTTTTTCTGTTGTCTGCTTCTCACCAAAAATAGTGTTAAGCATAACCTCGATGGAGAGTTTGTCTTGTTCAACAATTGAACCAAGACGACCCTGAACACGCTCTCCTGCTTCGTATTCATTTGTTCGTTCGACATACATACGACGAACTTTGTATGGCCCCTGCATTGGGTCTGGGTTTGGAACCGTCTCCACTGTCAGTGCGCCGAGAATGTCATAAAAATATGGAGCCTGAATTGCAAGTTGTCCCTGCAAATATGGCTTATGACGACCATCCTGTGCTGTTCTAGACATTGCTGTAAGAACAACAGCCTCAAGAGGGTTTGTAGCGTGCATTGTTAAGTCACGCAAGTCGCGTAGAAGACCGCCCATGTGACGAAGTAACTCGCCCCACTGTTGCATCTTCATTTGTTCGTTACCTGCGATGCTGTCCATACACTTCACTTGTAGTTCAGAGATTGAGTCAATAATCAAACTCTTGAAGTGATGGCGACCAAGTTGTAGCCATTGGTAAGTCTTAATGACCGTGTCGTAATCACGCACTGTGACTACACAAGTATCCCAAGTTCCATCTGCAATAGGTGGTTCCTCTCGCAGCGGGTCCCAATACTTGACAACGATAGGGAGGAAGCGGTGTCCACCCTCAACGTCAAGCATGAGTCGTGGGTATGGTGCAGTTACAGCAAAGGATGACTTACCAACCTTTGATTCCCCATAAACCATAACCGTCAAAGAGCGTTGAATTTCGCTCATATATGTCACTCGCTTCCTTTTGTTTCGTTTGTTCCGTAATATGCATAAGGGTCTGTTTCCTCATACATTTCGCTAAGTGCTTGTTCAGCGGCGCTTCCGTCATCGAACATTGGGCATATAGCGAAAAATTGGCATTTCCATTTGCAGTCACGACTTGCTTTTGGATAAGCAAGAAATGCGTGGTCTTCACCAGCATCTAGTCCTGTACGAACTCTCATTAAATCTGCAATCGTTCCGTGGATTCTATTCCAGAAAGAACGCATAGTAAAGATGTTGTGTCTAATTTCTACTTGGTCATAAAATGGTGGCTTTGCAGCAGCAGTGCGACGAACCTTTTTTAGTAGTGTAAAGATTCCACCATCGCTACGCTCTTTCTCGTCAACCTTAGTTGATTCAAGAAGCATATAAGTCATAACCTGCTCGTTCATATGAGCCATATTAGAAAACTCTGCAAGAGAGCCTCCAACAGTCTTAAAGTCACGGAACATACGCACACCGTCAGCCTTGCGACGAACACGCATATCCAACTTACCTTGAAGTTCTACTTCACCATTAAATAACGGGGCAACAATTGTTTCTTCTGTTGAAATCATTTCTAGTTCAGCATCAATTCCGTTCTCTGCAACCCACTCTTCGTAGCCTTCAAGCATGATGCGACCAAGTTCGGCTTCAGTTTCTAGGTTTGCAACATCACGAAAGTCTGCAAGAAGAAGTTGTTTATCAATCTCAACTAGGTCAGAATGCGCTTTAAGTAGTGGAACACCTTTTGCATAGTGGTCATCTAGCGCTTGGTGGATGCGACTACCGAGTGCTAGCGCACCAGTCATATCTTGTTGCTTAGGCTTTAGACGACGATAGTAAGTAAGCCACCAACGACGGCGACAATCTTTAAATGTTTGTAGTTCTGAGTTTGAAAGTCTTACGATTCCACTCATAGTTTTCCTGCCTTATCATCTTGTAGAAGTTTGAGCAGTTGGTTTTTATCTCTAACAATTTGCTCAAAGTTGTCGGCTTTAGTTTCAAGAACTTGAATAACTCGCTCCTCGATTGTTCCGTCTGTGACATAGTCAGTGATGACGATTGAGTCATGCACTTCACTACCAATACGATGGACTCTATCAAGAACTTGTTTGTAATCAACAAGAGACCAAGGTCGTTGAAGCATAATCAATCTACGAGCAGCAGTCAAGGTAATGCCAACACCACCCGCCTGTGCCGTAAACAAAATCCACTTAATCTTTCCTGCTTGGAAATCGTCAACTGCTTGCTGACGTTCATCTTCATCTTGGTCGCCAGTAATTAGCCCATGAGCAATCTTCTTCTTTGTAAGTTCTGCACTAAGAAGGTTAATAAGTTGCTTAGATACAGCCGAAACAGCAACAGAGTCGTCGCCAAAATCGCCGTTCTCAATGTCTTCCATTAACGCATCAATCTTGCAAGAAGGAGCGTTTAGGATAGTCTTTTGCTCTCCAGTTGTTTCGTCCACTTCTAAAGTAGCGTATGAACTAGCAAACTGCAACAACCTAATTGTTTGTGTCAGAACGCTAGGTGCAGTAACAACATCACCTTCATCGCCAAGTTCAGCAATCATTAGGTCACGCATCTGCTCGTATGCCTTCTTTTGTTTTGTAGACATCTCAACATCTCTGCGTTCAGTAAGGACTGGTGGCAGATGCGGAAGCACAACTTTTTTCAACATACGACGCATATAAGGATTAACACTCTTATAGAACTCGTCTTGCATATGTGCTTTAACGCCAAGAACCATCATTCCGCCAAAGGCGTTAAGCATCGTGTCAACCATTCGGTCAATCCACTTTGTTTTAGAAGGCCAGTCTTTTGGAGATAGCCAGTGAAGGATTGCCCACAAGTCAACAACATTATTGGCAATAGGTGTTCCAGTAAGTGCAAAACGAATATCAGCATCTCCTGTAGCAGCCCATAGAGCACGACTCTGTTTTGACTTAGGGTCTTTAGAGCGGTGAATCTCGTCAGCAATTACAGCCTTAAAATCAATTCCATTTAACTCTCGCAAGTGAACTTCACAACGCGCCTCTGTTGTCTTTTCATCTTGACCGCCACAAGCCTTGCAACGAGTCAAAGCGATAGAGCCATATCCTGATAGTCGTGAGTGGGAGCGCAAGGATTCCCAGTTGATAATAAATACCTGTGCTGGCTCCTCAAACTGGTTTTTGCGTTGAACTGCTGACCCCTTGATAACCTGAGTTATTACCCCTGGCCACCAGATGTTGAACTCACGAGCCCAGTTCTTCTTGAGGGTATTAGGGCAAACAATCAAAATAGGAAAAATATCTTCGCCCTTGTCATGCAACTCTTTGAGGGCACGGATGGCTTGAGCGGTCTTTCCAAGCCCTGGTTCATCGGCTAGGAGTGCTCGTCTTGCTGTGCTGAGAAAGGCTACTCCAGCCCTCTGATGGGGGAATAGAATAGGGTCACCTTCATATGACTCTAACTCTCTAAGGGCGTTAGAGGGGTTTATACGGGTTTCTAGAAGGCTTCCAGCCCAAGTTGCTAAAGATGGCTGAATCTCTAAGTTATCGCGGAATGTAGAGCGTAGGGCAAGACAGGTTGTCCAACTTAAAGGAGCACGCCAGACCTGCTCTTTAGGGCTCCAGGAGGCCCCTGGAAGGCTCTTACAGAGTTCTTTATAGCGCCAGTCAGCGTTAATAAGGATATTCTCTCCAGCGGAGTCAATATCTACTGAAACTGTCATTTTTACTCCTAATGTCATTAAGTCTATATACTAGCAGAGATTTTTAAGTTTTTTATTTTTTCTTGCTAGTAACCTACTCTAGCAGAACTTTTGGCTTCCAGCCTAACTTAGTCAGTTTTAGTAAGGCGTGCCTGATGGCATCTAAAGCGTGCCCTTCCCCGCCCTTATGCCAAGTTCCCACCTTGCGAAGTGCCTCGTTTGGGAAAAGTGCTTTGGCATCAGCAGGAGTCTGAAAACTGATGTTGTCTGGCCCATATTCGTTAGTGCGACATAGATGCTTAAGAACGCCTATCTGCTCTAGCGAATAAGGCGCCTGAGAGTTACGGACAGTCTGAGCATTGATAGTAAATCGCTCACAAGAGATAGCAAACTTTTCATATTGCTTCCAATTTGTAAGGCAGATAGTTACATCAGTAGCAAAGTTTTCAGGTTGCGACTCAAATGAAAGTTCTAACTTTGGCAAATCTTCTTGACTACCAGACCAAGATACAAGTGCAATACCACTGGCTTTTCCAGGGTCTACAGCAAGAACAGTTATCAATATTTGTCGCCCCAAGTCTCTAGTGGCCCGTCAATTCCCGCAGTGAGTGGAACATCCCAGCCGTCAGTTGTTGTCATACATTCTTGCACGATGCGTTTAATTTCTTCTGCTTGGTCACGAGGTGCTTGTAGAACAATTTCATCGTGAACAGGAACAATAAGATTTTCAGTAAGGTCTGCTTGGTCTAACTTAATCAAGTTACTCTTAAAAACTTCTGCTGCTCCACCCTGAATTAAGTAGTTAATAAGTGTGTAGACGCGGTTCTCGTCGCAAGGAATTTTCCGACCAGTCCATGTGTGAATGTAGCCTTGACCCTCATCGCGTTCACGACGAGCACCAATGTTTTCAATTTCTTTCTGGAACTTAATCATTCCTGGATATCGCTGGTCAAAAGCATCAGATACAGCCTTCATTTGAGACTCTGCAACGCCAGCAGTAAGTGCTTGCTTGGCAACACCAGCCCCGTAAAGACGACCATAAACCATTCCCTTGATAAGAGTTCTGCGCTTATCTGAGCGAGTCATATCAGGCTCTTGATAAACCTCACGACCAATTTCAGTAAATGGGTCAGAGCCAGTTGCATCAGCACGATTAAATAGAGTGATGAGGTTCGGGTCCTTAGATAAAGATGCAAACATACGGAACTCAACCTGGTCAAGGTCAGAGGTGATAATGACGTGGTCTTTGTCCTTTGGAATAAATGCACGGCGCACTGTGTCGTCGCCCTTTGGCAGAGTCTGTAGCGCTGGGTCAGTAATAGACATACGAGATGTGCGAGCACCAAGAGTCTTTACAGATGGGTGGAGGATGCCATCAACATTCTTATTAAGAAAGTTAAGGAAGTAGGTATTAGCAAGTTTGTCTGCCTTACGCTGTTTTAAAACAGTCTCAGCAAGGTTCTTAACCTCATCAGAACCGTGAATTGTAAGTAGTTTAAGTTGGTCTTTAGATGCAGACTTTTGACCAGAAGGAGTTGTTTCAGTAATCTCTGCCCCAAGATTTTCTAGCAGACGAACTAACTGAACATTGCTAGTGATGCTTGTTCCGTTATAGGTCTTTGCAGCCCACTCTTTAACCTGCTCTGTGTAGGTAAGAAGTTCTTCATATTTCTTTTTTGAGTATTCAAGGTCAACACGAGCGCCATTGATTTCCATACGAGTAACAATTTTGCGTGCTGCCATTTCAATCTCATACGCCTTGTGATATGGCTTTCCTGGACCGCACTTCTCGTAAAATTTTTCCCACAAACGCATAGTTAAAATTGTGTCGAGTGCGCCATAAGACCAGTAAGGCTCAAAGTTAGTAGGAACAGTTCCCCAAGTCCAACCATTTTTAGTTAGGTCAATATCAAGTTTGTCTTGCAGATACGCCGCTTGAGGGTCAATCAAAAGTGCAGATAACGGCTTCAAGCCACCAGGTCCCAGCGGGTCAATTAGGTGCGCCATAATCATTGTGTCGTGTGCACGTTGCCATGGCATTTCCCATCGAGATTTAACTGCAAACCATCGTGCCTCAAATGCAATGTTGTGACAAACAAGTGGCCCATCAAACTTATTCATTGCTTCGTAGAAAACACCGCTCCACTCTTCCCAAGGAATAGACCAGCCGTGCATACCATCGCCAACTTGAACAAGACGTAAGTCGCCGTGCCAAGGAGATAAAGCGTGGTCACGAGGCATACCAGGACGCTCGCCCGTTTCTGTGTCTATAGCAATTGCATTGTGTGGACGACGCTCGCCAAGCCAAGAGATAAATTGATTGGCTTTTTCTACAGAGTCAACAAGAGTTACTTCAATACCTGAAAGACCCTCACTCATTAGAACTCTCTTCTTCTTCAACAGCAGTTTGATTAGCGCTCGGTAGGTTAATGTTATGTAAAGGGCCGCCATCAAAATTATAGTAGCCACTGTGAGTCAAGCCAATTGTAGGGTCAATCCAAGCAAAATTGCCCATTTTGCGCCATCTTCTTATAAAAAAATAGTCTTCACTTAGATACACCTTTGTGTCTTCTTCAATATCAGTATCAAAAAATAAATACATTTGCTTGCCTTCGTATATAAACCAGTCATTTGCATAATACTTTTTCATATCATCAAAAACTTTTCGTTCTATTAGCATAAATCCTGTACCAAGACCTGTAACCTCAAGAAGTCCTTCTTCTAAAGGAATATTTCCTTTCATAATTACTGAACGTTCTACCGTATACTGAGGGATGTTTATTGCGTAATCAACACTAGACTGCTTTAACTCTTCTATAGATTCAACTAAATCTTTTTTTCTGTAAATATTTTCCCAATTAATTTTTTTAATTGGATATGCTGCACCAACAATTTCTTTTTTTCTTAAAATAAGTTTAAGAATATCCATTTCACCAAAAGCAATATCAGCATCAATAAACATAAGATGGGTTGCCTCTGTATTATCTAAAAAATTATGAGACAAAATATTTCTACCTCTAGGTATTAAACTTTCATTAGACAGGGTCTCTATGCTTACTTCCATACCTAACATACTTGCAAGTCTTGTAAATCTAATCAAAGACAAAGCATAGTCAGAAGTACACATACCGCCATAGCAAGGAGTTGCTATATGTAACTTTACTTTTTTAAGATATTCAAAATCTTCTTGGGAAAGTTGAAAAGTGTCGTTTGTCATTTATTTTCCTTCTATTGGTTTTACGGAATCATTTCAATGCGGTAAAGCGAGTCTATCCTTTCATCAAGGGTTGCTGCACGCTCTAGTAGTCTTTGCGCCACATTAGTTAGGTATCTTGCACCACCTTGGTCATATTTGTAAAGAGCATCAAGAACAGGACGAGGGTCCTCACTTACCTGCGCCCAGTGGCGATACTTTTCTGGAAACACTATTGGGAGTGTTCTTACAGGATTGCACTCTTCACAAGGAATAGCATCCTTAGATAGAACATCTGAAGTTTCTTCAGTAAGCGCGTATCGCTTAACTAAAGGACAAGCAGCACCATGAAAAACTAAAGATACACCAATACGAGATAAAATGTAAGAACCATTTTCTGTTCTATATAGTTCAAACTCAATCCATCGGGTGGAGCCACGTCGCCAAGACGAAGACTCTCCTAGTAAGCGACCTTTAAATTGCAGAGTGCGAGAACCATCTTTAACTTCAAACATTTGTCTTCTGCACTTCCTCTAAAGAAGATTTTAAGGACCTTAGTTCGTTAGCCAAAACAGTCATATCAGCCCTATAAAGTGCAACCTGAGTTTCGTATGAGGACACAATTTCACCAATGCGTTCTTGTAAAGCAGTAATAATTAATTCTGCTTTTTCAAGGTCTATTTGATTATCGTTAGTTGTCATGGCGTCGTTTCTCCCGTACTTGGCTCTATGCCGTTTATAGCGTTGTAGTGTTCTAAGGTTAGCATCTCTTCTGTCGGCCTCATGGGTCTAGCGTAAGAAGTTTCCATACCAGTCCCACATACAGGGCAGGTAGCATAACCGTTATCCATATCCAATCTTTCTGGATGTGCGTCTACATCTTCAATACAAATTGAACAAAAAAACTTAAGCATTATTTTGCCTCCAATGTCTCTACTCTTGTTGTTAATTCTTGCAATGCTGTCTTTAATTCTCTTACAATAGGAATTAATAAAAGTGGCATTTCGTGCATATTCATAATTGCAGTGGGTAGCCCTTCCATATTTCTTTCAACAAAGTATCCTAGACCAGCCTCTTCTAAATCTTCTGCAATAACACCAAAAGAGTTGGTTCCAAGTTGCTCTCGTTGGACCTCTGGGTGCTCGTCTTTATACTTCCAAAAAGCGGGTGTTATTTCAAGAATTCTATCGTAATATCTTTTTGGAGCGTAAGTAATATTTTCTTTAAATCTTCTAGAAGAAGACTCGTTAACTAGGCTTGTGGTATATCTTAAAGTTGCTGCTCTAAAAGAGTTTCTAACTTCTCCAGCATACTGTTTGTCAATAGAATCTGCTGAAAAACGAAAAACGTTTGATGCAGTATTTACAATAAATTCCGCTGTGGGGCTTCCTATAGGGTTTCCTGCTCTAATTTGATAGTTAGTACCCTCATCCCAACCAATTCTAATTTTATCATTGGTTTGAAATGTATTAGAACCAAAAATAATTCTAGGTCGAATTCCACTAGTAGCAGTGCTTCCAAATAAATCACCAGTAGCGGGAGTTCCTAATCTAAAACCAGAAATAGTTCCAGAATTTGAATTAAGTATTCCAGTAATATTTGCTGAAGTTGCAACAAGAGCGCCAGCAGCACTGACAGAAAAAGTTCCGTTACCATTATTAATTTCACGACCAGTGAGAGTTCCAGCGGTAATATTAGACGCATTTAAATTAGTAATAGTAACTGTGTTAGCATTAATTGTTCCAGCGTTAATTTTATCTGCACTTAGGCTTGAAACGTGTCTAGTAAGAACAGAGTTGTTAGCAAGGTCATCTCCATCAACTAAACCTGTTGCAGTAAAACTAGAGGCAGTAACAGAGCCATTAAAAGACGCGGTTCCACTAGCATTAAGAGATACTACAGGAGTATTATTACTAAATACAAATAACCCGCTACTGTTCAGTTCAACTCTGTTGACTCCTGCGGAAGTTCTAACAGTTGAACCAGTAATTGTTCTGGCATCCAGTGCTGTAGCAGCAATCATCGTTGCTGTAATAGTTCCAGCATTAATGCGAGCACCATCAAGAAAGCCAGTAGTAATTTTTCCTGCATCTAAGTTTGCAACTACAGCATTTCCTATGGTATTTGCTTGCCAAGAAGTTCCGCCTAAACCAGTCCACTGACCAGTAATTATGTTTGATGCGTTATATTGCCACCAAATATCTCCAGCAGTATTTGATGTAGTTCCAGGGCCAGACAAAGAGTATGTAACTTTATTTTTACCATTTGCTGTTTGAACAGCAGTATTTGCAGCGGCAAAGGCTGTTACTGAAAGGTCAAAGGCAGCAGGGTCACCAACATCAATAAATGCTTGATTGTCTCCGTTATAAACTGCAACCGAACCGTCGTTTGGGTTAATAACTAACTGACCGTCTTTAGGGTCTTTAACGTCTCCAGGAGAACCAACAGTTACTGTTCCAAAGTTAACTTGTTCAGGGGTAATAACTTCTGCACCAATTGCCGCGGTAGTTACTGACTTTGCTCCTAATCTGCTACGAGCAGGGCGACGTTCTAGGTTTCTTATTCTGCGTTGAACATCAGAAAGATTATTACCTAGATTTTTATTAGCACTTCTGCGTCTGCTTGGCATTATTCCTCCTATACCGTAATCTTCAATGTAGAAATGCGACGGTCTTCTTTCCATTCGCTAATAAGTTCAAGGTCAACTTTTTCAGGGAAAGCAATGCCATCGGGAACATTTACTTTATAGCCAACTATTTTACGCACAATTACGTCTCCTCTAGGCTCTAAGTCGCTAGCAAGACGCATACGAACAAATTCGTCATCAATGATAAGAGAGCACCAATCTCCAGGCAGGAAGTCCCCGACATAGGGTCCTACGGAACCGTTAACTGAAATAGTAAAATTACCCTCTGGCGGACGTGCTTCGTCAACAAAATCTTTAGCATATGAGTAAAGAGCACTCTCACCAAAAGCCGTTGTTTGAGTATCATTTTTGGTTTCAACTTGGTCAAGAATTGGCCAGCCTTTATCCATTAAATCTGTAGAAGAAGCCGCCGCGTAAGGCTGACTTGCGGTGTTATCTAGACCATCATTGTTTCCAGCAACCCACATACGAACAGCAGAATTTTCTGTTGTTTCAGTAATACCAAACTCAAGAATGTTTCCTGGATACTCAAACACATACTGGTCTGCACCAAGAACACTAATCGGGTGAACTGAACCAATAAACCCAGCAGCAGCACTTCCAGGAATGTCTGGCTTAATGACACTGAACCTGAAAGTGGTTGTAGTTGGTGTAGCAGTTACTACCTGAGTTCCGTCAAAAGATGTCCCGACATTACTAACTACAATTTCTTGCCCGACAGTTAGTCCATGAGCAGTCGCAGTGGTTAAAGTTGCCACATTAGATGCAAGAACTTTATATGTCACAGGTATTTGGTTTGGAGGAGCAATAAATGGAACAAAGGTAAGCACTTTAGAAAATTTACCAATATCTTTATCAAAGTCACAGTCAATGCGGTATTCAAAACCATTTACATCTTTAGAAAACTCTTCAAGAATCTCACCAAAAGACCTTAAATCAGAACCTCTAAATATTTGCTGAGATACACCAATATATTTACCGCTTAAATCATTTGTTACTTCTATACCAATATCAGAGTTTCCAGAGTATGCTCCAAACGTACCTGCAACTGCTCTAGCGCCCCATTTAACAGTTCCGCCATAAACCGCTTCCGCTGCGGCATTTACTATTGAAGTCGAGTTAAATCTAAAAGTTCTAGTGTCAACAATACTTGAAACAGTCTGCACGCCGTCGTAGTCTGCGCCAACATTTTCAATAACAACTTTTCTACCTGCTGTGAGACCGTGGTTGGTTGCAGTAGTAATAATTCCAGACTTGTATGAAACAGAGCCATAATCTGTTACGTTAATTACTCCGCCCATGCTGCTTGTTTGCTGGGCTTGGTAGTAAAGAGTCGCTGGAGCATTTAATGGCACTGTAAAAGTAATAGTTCCGCTTGCTGTTCCGTTATTGGTTACTCCAGTGGAGTAGACCTTTCCAGCAGCATATCCTCCTCCTTGATTTTGAATCCAGAAGTTATAACCAGGAGAGTTAATAGTAAAAGTGTATGTGTTTCCACGAATTAAATATAAATTTGGATTATTAGTTGGTGTTGCAGAGCCTTGTATAGTAGAAGCGTATGCAAGGTTATTGCTGTTTGTAAATGTATATGCTGTCTGCTCACCAACTTTGGTTACCGTAGTTGAGGCTACATCACGAGATGTTTTAGCAAAACTAAACTGTGTTGCCGACGGGATAGCAATAACTGTCTGAGGGCCATTTAATATAGATTCATAGAAGAACGTAATAGTTCCACTCACCGTAGAAGCGTTTGGTACACCTAAAGTAATTGTAAGACCATTAATTGACTGGACAGTGGCATTTCCCCCGATACCTGCGCCAGTTACACCCATACCAACTAAAATTCCAGAGTTGCTTCCAGAGATAGTAATTGTTGATGCTCCCGCAGTTCCTGCTGTAGCAGTCTTACTTACACTAATAACATTTGTGATGTTGTCTATATTTACTGCATCTCCTACAGCCAACCCGTGAGCAGCAGAGGTTGTCATTGTTGCAACATTGTTTAAGACTTGTTTTGTTGTAATTTTTAAAGTTGTTGTTTGAATCTGAGCAGAGGTGATGTCATATGTGCTCAAGGCAGTTAAGGCCGCACTAGCAAAACTTGAAGTTACTCCAGCGGGTTTAACTACAAAAGTTGTTGCTGATGGTATTGCTGTAATTACTTGATACCCATTAAGCAATGTGTCAACATCAACTAACTGCACTTGTTGACCAAGAAGAAGGTCGTGCGGTAAGGCTGTAGTAAGCGTAGCAACTCCAGAAGCCATAACTTTATTGGTAAGAGAGTAGAGCAACTCGTTTGCTGGTTTTACTTCTTCATTAGCAAAAGCAAGGCTGGCAAAATCATCAGCCATATAGCCCATCAAGTCACGGGCTAAGTCGTATGTGTCAACAATAGTTCTTGCAAGACCAGTTGTAGACGGGCTAGATGCTAAAACAGCAGTGCTAGCAAAAGTAAAACTTGCAGGAGATGGAACAGTTGCAATTGTTTTATCTCCGTTGAGAGCAGGGTTTAAGTTACGAACTCTTACTTTCTCTCCTACCTTAAAACCATGGTCTACTTCTGTGTAGACGGTTGCAACTGACCCGTTTGCCTCATAGCGTGAGCAGTAGTATTGCTCGGAGCCGTAGTAAAGAGTTTGCCAAACTGCACGATGATACAAATAACTTACAAACTCATTTGCATCTACATTTAAAGTTTTGTTTGTTGGAGAGTATTGACGTCCCCAAATAATTCCACCCCAAACGCAGACGCCATCTCTAAGAACATAAAGGGCAGTCTTTCCAGGCATTGTGTTGTCGTATAGTTCTAAATGCGCTGTTGCTTCAATAAGAGGGATAGTCCCAGAAAAAGAACCAGCCTTACTTAAAGAACGCTCGTAAGATACACCTGTAAAGGGGACTTCTGCAAGAACTTCGTTGGTCAATAAATCGGCAACGTAATAGCGATACTCGGGTGGAGTAACTTCGTAGTAATTAATTGCCATTTCGTCTTTTCCTCGTGTCGTTTAGTCTTACGCTAGCCAGCCAGAGCGATATTCCACAGTTAGTTTAGCAGTTGAGTTGGCGTTTCCATTGTCGTAGAAACTAATAGTAT